ACGGAGTAGTAGAGAAAAAACCAAAGGCAACCAAAAAGAGAGAGGACTTCATATATTTTTTTTGTCATTTTTTGAAAGTATATACTGTATTATAGATGAATTTAAATAGTAGTATATACTTTGGGTGTGTTATGGCAAAGATTCAAGGCATAAACCGCCAAGGTAGCGTTGTGTGCTTCGTTTACCTTCCAAAAGGAGAATTAGAAGCTGCAGATCTGCAAAAAGGGGATGAAGTTCTCATAGAAGCCAAAAGTAAAGGCCGACTCGAGGTGATCAAGCAATGAACAAGCTCAAAAAAGCTCAGATTCTCTGGTACTTGATCTTTGGCGCGTTCATAGGTATCATGGCCAGTTGGAGTTGGTGGTGGGCTTTGCTTATTCTTCCTGTGTGGGTTGTGTTCGAGTACCATTACCAAGACAGGGAGAGGCAGAAAGAAATAAATCGTTTGTTGAGAGGTGATATGCGTGGCAAGAGATAATAGTGTGATTGAGTTGTACCAGGATAAGAAGCGGGAGTGGCGGTGGCGGTTGAAGGCCAAGAATGGCAAGGTAATCGCTGACAGCGCTGAAGGGTACAAAGAAAGGCGACACGCTTTTCGCATGGCTAACAAGCTGGAAGACTATGCTTGTGAGGCTGACGTATACGAAGTGAAAAAATGAGAAAAGTTATTGAGCGACCAGAGCTCGTGCAAGAGCGAGCTTTGCTCACCCAACTCCTGAGCATGTACAGGGATAGGGTTCACCGCTTGGAGAAAGAGATCGAGCAAATCGATGAGGCAATACAAGATGGACATGATCGGCAAGGATGATTTGGACAAGGTTGAGTTGAAGGATGATGAGGGCTTGACTCCTGCGGAAAGTCCTATCATGCGGGAAGAAGAGCTTAAAGCTATTATTACGAAGTTGGAGCAGCCAGTAGAGATCCAAAAGGACTTGGCTGCCAGGCTCAAACTGTTCTTGGATCGTAGGATGAAGGAGGAAATGCAAAAAAAGGGTTTCCTCTCGGACTTTACTCGGAGGTGGGTGAGTGAGTACAATGACTTACTCGATAGGATTCATAAGAACTTGTATGGTGAGAAAAGCATAAACCTTCACATTGGAAAAGTGACCCACGCGCACATTGCTAGTTTGATGCGGGACTTTAAGGATGTTCCTGCAGATAAAGAAAAAGTTGTTGAAGCAGAAGAGGTGAGTGAAGTTGTGGAAAAGTGATCAGTGGCGGTTTTGGATGATAGCGTTGTTGGTGGCGGTTGCGCTGCCTGCGGCAGTTCTTGAACACAGGATTGTGCCTGACATCCCTGTTTATATCTGGTACTTGGGTGGCTTAACAGAGGTTTTGTGTTTTGGCATTGGCTTGTTTGTTGGGAAGTGGCTTGAGGTGTTGGATCAATGAAGAAGAAGCTTCAGCCTGTGATTGATAGTGTGAGTGAGGAGATGAGGGAGCACACTCAGGCTAAGTATGATGCGTGGGATGAGGTGATTGAGAGGGATTTCTTGTTGAAGGGGAGTGCTCATCAGAAGAGTTATGCTTTGAGTCTTCTTAAAGACCCGAGTGTTTATATGTATGCTTTCTTTCAGAACAAGGAGGGTACGAACATGAAGTTGTACCCTTATCAGGACTTGATCATTAATGATCAGTCGAAGAGGATTATTTTTTGTGCTGCGAACCAAATAGGCAAGAGCGTCACATTGTGTTGTAAGGCGGTGCATTTTGCTCTCACGAATCCTGGGAAGACAATACTGATGATATCAAAGACTTTGCCTCAGAGTAAGGACTTGTTGAGGGAGATCAAGCGGTTGCTTAACACGAGCAAGCTTGATTATAAGGCTCAGATCGGTGATAGTGAGAATAAGACAGAGGTTTATTTTAGGCACTATGAAACGTACCAGGACAGTAATGGTAAGGAGCATACGAGGGAGCTCAGTCAAAGCCGTATTATTTGTGTTCCTGCTACGGAAGCAGCGCTTGGTTATGCTGCCGATTTGCTCTTAATTGACGAGCTCGCGTTTTATGAGAACGGCAGGTGGATTTACTTTCAGATCTTACAGCCGAGAACCTACACGACCAAAGGCCAGATTATTTGTTTTGGAAACCCGAATGGTCAGCAGGGCGTGTATTGGGAGTTGTGGAATGATCCTGACTTCAGCAGGTATCAGTTTAATTTTTTGGATAAGCCAGGGAACACGCAGGAGGAGTATGATAAGCTGCGGGAGAAGCTCACTAAGGAGGAGTTTGATAGCACTGTGAATGCTGTGTTCACAAGCCCCGAAGGAGGGTTCTTTTCTTTGGAGGAGCGTAGGGGTATGCAGTCTGAGAAGCCGAATGTGCTCCCAGGATTATTGGTTCAGCCTTTGTTTGTTTTCTTTGATTGGGGAAAGGCGGGTGATAGGACTGTTCGGGCCTCAGGCTACCCAGTAGGGGATGGTGAGGATCTCGGGGTGAATATTGTTGAGTTGAAGGAGTATGATCAGGGAACTCCTTACGATGAAATTATCAGTGAGCTGCAGGGTTTGATCAAAACTTACGGTTTTAATAATGTGGCGATGGTTGGCTGGGATAATACTGGTGTTGGTAGGGGTATTGAGGATTTTATTAAGCGGGTTGAGGAGATTGGCGTGACTGCTATGCCAGTAGAGTTTAGTTTGCAGAATAAGAGCAGGATTTATACGATGTTCAAGCTGCTCGTTGAGAAGAATTTGCGAAAGAGAGGATTTCTTGAACTTCCTTTTATTCCTGAATGCGACAACCAACTCGCAAAGCTTAGATTCAAGCGTAGCACTAAAGGGTATTTGCAGGTTCATCATGAGGATGAGCGGGATAGGGATGATTTCCCTGACGCAATCGCAGGGCTTATCAGCTTGATTATTCAGCCTGAGAACCCACCTGTCAGCGCCACCATCATAGGGGAATCAGAGGATTCTCCTAAATTAGGTTTTGACGTTAATAATTCGGAGGGGTTAGGATTCATACCACGATAAAGCTGTCCGATGAGGATGAGCGTAGGATAGAAGAAGCAAAATCAGTTCATTCTTGTTTGGACTGGCACCATCATTGTAAGGCAGAGTGCTGCAAAGTTTTTTGTGTGAAGGATCATGGCCAAAAAGTTAAAGGCAAGGTTTTAACAGTGAGGTACATTCTCACACAAGACATGAAATGGTATTATTCTTTGAAAGGAGTGAAGTCTGCGCATGGTCTTATGTTCATCAAGGATGAAGGGAACTTTCAAAAGCATGATGGGTGGTTTTACATAGTGAAGCCTTGCAAGCTTTTGAAAGGTTTGATGTGTGAAGGCCACCCTCGTGATAAGCCACAGTTTTGCAAATCCCTAACCGAAGAAACTTACAAGAGCGGGGATTTCGTGCTCACTCCTAATTGTCTTTTCAAGTATAAAGATCCTATGCTGGCAAAGCTTGCTTGTATGAAGGAATCTAAAGAACTAAAGGACTTTTTTAAGAGTCTTAGGGAGGTGTAACAAGATGATTGAAACAAAGAAAGATGTTAAGGAAATAAAAGCTGTTCCTGAGAAGAAAGAAGAGCCTGTTAAGAAAGAAGCTCCGAAAGAAGACGAGTACACTAAAAAGCTCAAAGTCATCGGGTTGTATGATCAGTACGTCACTAACATGGTGAATGCCAGGTACTTTGCTGCTAGGTGTAACATGATTGTGAAGCAGCTCAACGGAGAAGAAGAGCTTATTGAGCGAGTGGATGACAAGCCAAAATCAAAAGAGTTTTTGGAAGCAGAATTTTTTTTGACGAAGTTCAGGGCTTATCGTGCTTACAGGGATGCTTATTTTAACTTGACTGATTTGAAAAAGCTTGGGATTACGGAAGCTGAGGTTGATAAGATGTTTAAGGATAGGCTTGAAGGGCCTATACGGAGGGAAACTTATGAGGAATCCTTTAAGCAGGCTGGCAAAGCTACTTTCGTCCCGCAAGACAAAAAAGAGTGAATCTGGTTTTGTCAAAACATCAAAAAAGGAAATATTTAAATATCCTAAACGCCATGAGTTAGGATTAGGTACGAAGCGCTCACTTAATACCGTCCTGCAGAGGATTCATGCGGAGTTGCAGAAGGTGATGTGGGCAGACCTCGCAAAGGCTTCATCGGTCTGGGTCATCGAGGCAGGGATCGAAGGTTTGACTGCGAATTGGATGTCACATTACCTTTTCGGTGTGCCATTGACTTGGCAGACCGTGTTGGCTCATGGGTTCTTGATTAAACAGGGCGTTAGCGTGTTTCACCGATTACGAAAAGCTGATGGTGATAAAATCATTGAAAAAGGAAGGTGAATTCTGATGGCACTTGATGAGGATAATAGGCACGATTGGGAATACCAAAAATTTAAGGAGAGCAGTGTTACTTCTGGAGAGGTCGCGATCAAGGTTATTAATCCTGATGGTTCTAACGTGGCTGCGGGGAGTGGAGGGACCGCTAGTGCTGATGATGCTGACTTCACACAGGGGACTACGCAAGGAACTCCAGCTATGGGTGTTTATGAGAGTGTTCCGACGAGTGTGACTGATAATGACATGGGTATCATGGGAATTGATGCTAATAGAAACTTGAAGGTTTCTATTGAGGTTGATAATGCGGGTATTGGTGGTGGAACTCAGTATGCTGTTGATGCTGCTCTTGGGGCAACACCAACAGGCACACTAGCTTTAACTAAGCGGGATGATGCTCTTAGTGCCTTGACACCTGCGGAGGGGGATGCAGTTGAATTAAGGGTTGATGCGAATGGGGCTTTGTGGGTTATTCCTTCTGGCACTGTCACTGTTGATGCAACTGACTTAGATATCCGAGATTTGACTTCTGCTTCTGATAGCGTTGAAGCAATCCAAGATACTGCTGAAGATTTAAACATGGCTCCTGCCACAAGCGTTGTTGATTCTGGGAACTCAACTACCACTCCTCTAGGAGGAGGAGCTACTTTTACTGGAACTGGCTTTGATTGCACAGGGTACTCAAATGTTACCATAACTTTGTATGCTGACGTTGATTCAGGCACTGACGGCATGCAATTTCAATTCTCAACAGACAATACTAACTGGGACGATGTTTATTCTTTCAACATGGATGTATCTGATTCTGATACTAGGAGATTCCAATTTCCTGTAACTGCAAGATATTTCAGAGTGGTGTATACTAATGGGGCTGGAGCTCAGAGTGCTTTCAGAGTTCAAACAATGGTTCATAGGTCTAATATTCTCACAAGTATTCATAGAGTTGATGGGACTGTAACTGGAGATAGAAGTGTTCAGTTAATGAAGAGCACAATCATTGGTGAGACAACTGCGGGAGGTGGTGGATTTGTTAATGTAAAAGTCAACCCGTCGGGTGCTTTGACTGTTGAGGCCACCAGTGATGATGCGGATAATCTTTTGGTTAATGCTAATTTACAAGTGGGGGATGCAGATGTTGACAATGCTAATCCAGTTCCTATTAGCGATGCAGGAGGGAGCATCACTGTTGATGGCGCCGTAACTGTTTCAGCAACTGATCTTGATATTAGGGATTTGGCTTTTGCTACTGACAGCGTGACTGTTCATCAGAGTGTTGCTGCGAGCCTTAATATGACTGAGGTGAATAGTGCTGCGATTCTCGCAGACACTGCTAATATTGATATAAACATGGCTACTGTGGCTGGGGCTGTTAGTGGGACAGAGATGCAGGTTGATGTTGTCACTATGCCTACAGTTACTGTGACAGCAACCGATCTTGACATTAGAGATCTTACTTCGGTATCTGATAGCGTGGCTGCGGTTCAGAGTGGAACATGGAACATTAATAATATTTCTGGCACTGTAAGTCTCCCGACTGGTGCTTCAACTTCTGCGAATCAGTCAACGATGATTACTCACCTGAGTGAGATTGAAGGGGCTGTGGAGACTATTGAAGGCGCAGTCAGTGGATCTGAAATGCAGGTTGATGTTGTTGGTGCTCTTCCTGCAGGAACAAACCTTCTTGGAAGGGTGAGTGGTTCTCATGAGACCAGCACTATTTACAATGGAACAACTGCTTTAACTCCTAAGTTCGCTGTGATTAGCGCAACAACCAACGGGGACAACACCATCGTTTCTGCAGTTGCAAGCAAAAAAATAAGGGTGATTGGAGGATTGTTAATGGCTGATGGGGATGATGTAGATGTGCGGTTTGAGAGTGGAGCAAGCGGAACAGCTCTCACAGGGAGAATCCCTCTTGTGACGAGCACAGGTTTCCAAATACCTTATGCTCCTTGTGGAAATTTTGAAACAGCAACCAACACTTTGCTTAATCTTGAAATCACAGGCACACCTAATGTGTATGGGTGGCTGATGTATGTAGAGGTGTAAGATGGCAGGACCAGGCCCAGAGATAACTAAAACTTTTTATCCTGACACGAGCAGGAGCGGGTACATTACAAGAACAGATACGTTCACGACAGTTTATTCTGCGACTGTCGGGGATGGTACGATAGGGATTGATACAAGTCCTCCAGCAGCACTTCTTAAGCGGTGGAGTATGATGATTGCTTTTCAAGTGTCTGGAATCCCTGCGAATGCAAGAATCACTTATGTTGGGATATGGTTTCAGTTAGACATTGCTCAACCAAGCTGTACACCTCCTGGAGCAACATGGAGCAACCAGGTGTGGATGGATGGAGGGGGTGGAATAATTGGGGGCACGCTTGATGGGACTGCCCAAGAATACGCAGGGAATAAGACTAACCAAATATATTCTGATTATTCGTGGACTGGGAGCCCGCCTTCTTCTCAAGAGATGATTCTTGGTTATGAAGGGAGTACAGCAGCAGGGGAGATCACGCCTGGAAGTAGTCAACAAGTTGATTTTGCCATGCCACACCAATCTTACCAGGCGGGTGATGATTGCACTAGGGTTTTTGATTTCAACGGGAAAGTCAAAAGTTATCTCATAATAAAATACAGGTTAGGGAGCAGACTTCCTCTCCTGGGAAGCGGATAAAAATGGGGGGTTGTGGGTTGTGTTGTCCAAGTGTTCCAGTGACTGATGTGGAAGTGAATAAGATTATCAAACATATGAAGTTTAAGGGAACGAGGTCGGAGTTTGTTAAGAAGTATATGGGTGTCAGACATTGCAAGAGAGGGCTTTACACAGGAACCCAAAAAAGAGAAAAAGGAGATTTTGATTATTATCGTTGTATATTCCTCACAAAAGACGACCTTTGCAGTATTTACCCTGTTAGGCCGAAGATCTGCAGAGATTATAAGTGCGAGGAATGTGAAAAAAAATTTAAGGAGGTTGGTTGACAATGGGATTTTTAAGAGCGCGGGTTACTAATCCGAATTGGGACAATGATGATGTAGGAACGATCATGTCTGCTTTGGTCACTTTGTTGAATGATAATGGGTTGGGAATTACTTCATTGTCGTTTGATAGTCCTACTATATTGGATGTGACAATGACAAAGACACCGTTCACATACGCTGATTTTAACACAGTTAAGGTAGATCTTGATGCGTTGATAACTGGTCAAACAGAGTACCTTTTGCTTGCGTTTGACGCAGAAGCATAATAGCAAAACCAGGTTTTTCTTTTCTGTTTTTTATCCAAAATCAAAAAATTTAAATACTACAACACCTAATGAAGTGTTGATAGCTATCAAAAAGGTTGGTGATCATGGTTCAAATAACACAATTCTTAAGACCCCAAGTGCAAATGCAATCTACTTCTACCCTACCACTTCTTAACCAATTATTCGGACAATACACAGGGCTATTCACACAATTCGGCCCAGAACACAACTTCAAAACTTTCATGCGTTGGGCGAGAAGAAGCCCCCACCTCATAGGATTCTTGAACATTATAGCAACGGACATGCTATCAGATAAAATCACGTTCTCAGCTATGAACGAAGGACAATCAGGGCGCAACAGAATAAAGAAAGCCCAAGAGTTTTGGAGTGTGAACAGAGGCATAGAAGTAGCAGAAGAAACACTCTACGACATGCTCATAACCGGAGTCGGATTCAACTGGATAGGACTGCAAGACCCAGTGAAAGTCAAAGAGATCTGTAACGAGCTAGCTCTCGAGTACAAAGAAAAAGGTATTGAGATCAAAGCAGAACAAATCTACGAGCAACTCTCAAACGGAGAGATATCAAGCCTCGCAAAAAAGCTCAGACACCTGCCTTCAACCACAGTTGACATCAAGACCAATAAATATGAGATTACAGGGTACACCCAAAAAGTAGGGCTTAACGAAAAACACTTCGACCTCAAAGAAGTTATAATGTTCAAGCTCATGCCTCTGGATGGCAAGCCGTATCCTTTCCCACCTATGGAAGCAATACTATCAGAAGTTTATCTCCTCTGGTTAATCACCCAAAACAACGTCAGCTTCTTCGAGAACGGAGGCCATCCAGACAAAGTGTTCATTCTTCCGAAAGAAATCGCTGGCAGCAAGAACCACCAATACCTCATTGATACGCTCACGAAATACAAGAAAATACAGAACAAGCACGGCAACTTAGTCTTCACTGGCGACATGAAAATAGAGGATCTCCAAAAAGTAGAAAGCCAAATGGAACACAAAGAGCTCGGATTGTACATCGTTGGAGTGCTTGCCATGATGTATGGAATACCATCAGGCAGAATCCCATTCCTAATCGGGAAAGCGGCCAGTAAAGGGGATGCTGGAGGTCTTGCTGACAGTGGTTACTGGAGAAAGATCAGCGTGTGGCAATCCAAGTTCGAGGACGCTTACAACTCAGCACTTTTCAACCCTTTCTTCGGGGTTAACATTAAATTTTCAAGAGGATACAAACAAGATGAAGTTCGCGAAACGCAGAACGATCTCAATAAAACTAGCGTCGCAGAACAGCGAATCAAACTCGGACTCTGGACTGCAGAAAGAGCAGGGGAGTATTTGGGGATTGATCCAGAAGACATTAAGAAAGCTCAAGCGGAAAAAGAGAAAAGGATGGATGAGTTTATGAAGTCTGGGATGCAGAACCAAATGGGAGACAACCAAGGGAACACCATGCATGAAGAGGACAAGCGTGTGGTTGACAAGCGAAGACAAGAAACCCAATTTGCTAATCAGCAAGGCGGAAAGCCGATTAACACATAAGGAGGAATCACGATGCCAAAGCCAAAAGAAGGAGAATCACGAAAAGATTTTGTAGGCCGATGTGTTCCAATCATAATGGATGAAGGAACCGCAAAAGATAACAAGCAAGCAGTAGCAGTTTGCAATAGCATGTATGAAAAGAAAGAAAGTAAAAAAGAGCAGTCAGGCCACTTGAGTAAAGTAAGAGGGATTGAGATCAAAGAAGTGGAAGGTGAATTTTATGCCTCTGGTTTTATCGCAACAACCCATGTTGATGAGGTTAATGATAAGATCCCAAAAGTCACTCTTGAACAATGGGCGAAAGCAATTAATGGGGGAAGCCCAAAATCAAACAAGGCAAGCTACCATCACAATCGCGAACCTAAAGTTGTCGGAAAAGGAGAACCAACTGCGAGTGTGGTTCAACTACCAGATGGGGAGTGGGGGCTTGCAGTCACCACCCATCTCAACGCAACTTGGGAAGGAATTGACGATCTCGTATATGAGGTTGAAAACGGATTTGTAGACGGGTTTTCCGTCGAATATTATACTAACGATGGCTCAACCACCCACACAGAATACGTCGAGGGTGAAGCAGTCAGAGTTCTAGGTCCTGAAACAGAATTAGAGGGGTGGGGCTTCGCCAGCAGACCAGTGCAACCACAAGCCGTAATCACCGAGTTCGGTTTCAAGGAAGTTATGAAAACCAAAAATAAGGAGGAACCAACAATGCCTAAAACAACCGAAATCAAGGAAGAAGAGAAGGCTGAAGCAGCTCCTGAGGAAAAGGCTGGTGAAGTCGCCTCCGAGGAGAAGACGAAACCAGAAGAGGCTGCCCCTGCTGAAGAGAAGACCGATGAAGAGAAGGCAGAAGAAAAGGAGTTCAAGGAGTGGAAGAAATCCAAATCTGATGCCGAGTTCAAAGAAAGAGTCGCAAAAATCGTTGATGAAAAAATCAGCGTGAAGGAGAAGGTGATGAAAACCGAACAAAAAGACACAAGCGATAAGCCCGTAGAGGTCAAGGAGTTTGAGGAAGTGATGCTCAATAAGAAAAAGATTGACATCAAGGAACAGTTCAGACGAGCAGGAATGCTTGCTGAGAAGTACGGACTCCACGACAAGAAAACATCAGAAGCTGTAAGGCGAGAGTACAAGCAATTCCAAACCAACGGAAGAGATCTTGAGTACAAGGGCCTTGGTGTGACAACCAACCAGAACACAGACACTGACTACCTGCAGAGCACAGCAGAGCTCCAGGACGTTTATGATCCTGTGATCTACAACGCGATCAACCAAGCAACTGTCACTTGGAATGTGTTGCAGAAGGATAACTTCGCGAACAAAGGCAACAACTTGGTGCAGTTCGTGCTGAAAACAGCAGCCAACGCAACCGCAACATTCTACACTGGAAACAGCGTCACAACTGGCAACGTAACCAGGCTAAAATACCAGACTAAGTTCAAGAAACTACAAGTCGGTGTTTCTGTTGATGGTGACATGATTGCTGCAGCTCGTGGAGGCCCTGTTGGAGATGTGTTTGCTCAGGAAGTGCTAGATTCAACAATGGATATGCTTGCAGTCTTGAACGCAGCCCTTTACGCAGAAGCTGGAGCTGAGACCGCAGCAGCAGTTATTGGCTTTGAGTACATCACTGATAGCGCAGGTAACACAACCTTGTACAACTTGACGAGAAGCGCAGCCAATAAGCTATCCCCAGACAGCGCAACAGACACTTACATCAACCAATCATCTACGATGATTAGCATGACCAACCTTCGTGCTGCTATAAGGCAAGCAGTTGTTGAAGGAGCAAGCAAGAGAAATCTTGTGTTCTTCACCAACCCCACACAAGGTAACATGCTAAGGAACAAGTTTGATGACAGCCGAAGAATGTTAACCTCACAGGATACAGATTTCGGATTCGCAACAGACCTGTTCGTTGATGGAATCCCTGTGTTTGAGGATAAGGACTGTAACACTGATGACTGGTTCCTTGTGGACTTGGAAACTCACAGAGTTGCAATCTGGGTGCCACCAACCATTGAGCGCCTTGGCAAAGTTGGAGATGCAGAGGATGCGTTTGTGAAGATGTATCTTGCAACCTACAACAGAGCACCAAGGAGAATGGTGCAGATCTATGGAGCCGCAACAAGCTAAGGCTTGTTAATTATTTTTTTTCCCTCTTTTGTTTTATGAGGAGAAACAAAAAAAACTGAAACTGTCCGTCTTCGGATGGAGGAGGAAGTAAGATGGCAGCAGCCGCATTAACACCAACTGTAGTACAAAAGACGATTTTGCCAGCTACAAACAGTACTGGCACACCAATAAGGCTGGTGAAGTATTTTGTGAAAGTCACAAAAGTCACTCAGAATGACTGGATTGTGGTTGACACATACACACCAGGAACTCTTATCATGGTTGATGGTTTTACCATTGATACAGATGGAGTTCAAGAAGCGCCAACATACACTGCATCAGGTACCAAGATAATCTTGGCCTCTGCAACAACAGGCACTACCTATTTGGAAGTGACTTGTCAAGTGACATAAACGAGGTAATCTAAATGGCAGCAGCAACTGTAACAAACAGACTGGAAGTGAATGATCCAACAGTCGAAGTTGTGCAGCTTACTGTGTCTGATGGAGAAACCTACGTTAGCAAGAAGTTCGGTACGATTACTGGAGCAATTGCGACTGGTAACTCTGATGTTGATGCTGACTTGAACGTGACGTTCAGTGGAGGCACAGCAACCGTTAACTGGGCGGGTCAGACTGATAAGTTGCTCACTCTTGTGCTTTATGGGCGCAAGTGAACAATTTTTTTATTTTTTTTTTTAGATTAACAATCACTGGAGGTACAAACGATGGCTTACAAAGCAATAATTGCAATCGGGGACTACAAGATTGGAGATGTTGTTCTTGACGAACAGGCTGAAGAGTGGCTTTCCATGTACAAATACCCACCCGTCGAAAAGGCTGAAGACACAGAAGCCCCTAAAGCCGAGCCAAAAAAAAAAGACTCAAAAAGTCCAAGCGTTCCTAAAACGGATGTTTGGATGGATGATTATTTGGCGAGGAACGAATGGGTAGTTAAGAAAGCCCTTAAGAAAGACAAGCACACTCAAGGAACGCTCAGCAAGCTTTACGATCTTGAAAAAGAAAGTAAGAAAAGGAAAGGAGTGTTATCTGAGATCAAAAAGCTCATGGAGGCATAAAAGATGGCATTCAGCGTTGATGATGTAAAAAGCTCTGACCTCAAGTTTGATGGGTGGAGACAAGAAGAACAAGACGTCACTTTAGATGGTGCTGCAGGTTCTGGCGCTGTTGGTACTGTGAGTTTGTTCACTGTCACTGGGTCAGTAATTGCAAAAGTGTATGCGATTTGCTCAACAAACGTGGCAGGAGCTGGAGCGACACTCGAAGTAGGTGTCACTGGAAGCACAGCAGCAATCATTGCTCAAACAACTGGCACAGACATTGATGCAAATGAGATCTGGCATGACGCAACACCAGATGCAGGAATAGAAGCCAGCTCAGTAGCAACAGAGAACGTAATAGCAAACGGCCTTGACATATTCATGACTGTTGGCACAGCAAACGCAACAGGCGGGGTGCTCAAATTTATTTGCTTGTGGAAACCACTCAGCAAAAATGGAGACATAACCCCTGCATAAACACTTTGAGGGGTGAAAAAGGATGAATAAAATCCTAAAAACGCTTGTAATATTCTCTTTGATACTTATACCTGTCCTGGTATTGGCAGTAGACTTTTCACCACAGGGCAACATCAATCTCAAGAGCAGATATAACATAACAAATTATTGGGGGGGTGCATGCACGAATGGCACCGTCACAGACATCCTTGATAACGGGTCGTTTGTGTGTTCTCCTGAAGTTCCAGGTCTTGAGATGAATTGGACTGGTCTGAAGAATTATCCTGTTGCTTGTCCTGGGGGTAGCTATATCACTGCGTTGAACGATTCTGTCACATGCACTGCAGCCATGAAAACCACAGGGGATAGCGTAACAGGAAACTACACCATTGATGGCAACTTGAACGTCACTCAGAACGTCACTATTGGTGAGGCTGTCCTTTACTGGAATGGTACTGCTCTTGTGATAGAAGGGTGATTCAGTGAGAATGACAAAACTTGTAATTTTGCTTGTAATATTCTTTGCAACAGTAGATCTCGCTTTCGCTTCTATTTCATCCACCCCTTTTTTTATCGATGATGTGTTGTACTCAAATAGTTCGATTTATGCTGTTGGCAATGTTACTTCAAACGAGTCTGATTGGGAAGAAAACAGTAGCGGTTTTTATACGATAAACGGAACAAAAAGCACGACATATTCGTTCACTGAAGTAAGGACTTTGTGGTCAGGATATCAAGGCTACAATTCATCTGTTTGGTACGATAGTGGTAATCACGACGGCATACCCCCTCGCTTGAACTGCACTACAATCAAAGAGAACTGTGTTGTTGATTTTGGACACAACACCACCAAATACAACGGGGGGGTGGGCGGATGGAATGATTCGTTGTACTACATGGATTTTGTCGACTTGTATGGTGCAAGACAAAACCTTTCAGAATATGTGAACGTGACTGGTTCTTACATCACAATGTGGATATATGTTGAGAACATCACCACTCTCGAGTATTTGCAAAATGATAATGCTTATAACCCTTATATTTTGAGGTTTTATTTCACAGGAAGCAGCACCGATTGGCAAAGTGCATTTAAGTATGATATACAAAAAGGGGATCTTCAAGAAGGATGGAACTTGTACTACAGAGATCTCGGAGATGTCACTTCAACAACCTGCACTGGTGATCCACCGAACCAATGTAATACGAGCAGGATAAACTTCATGGCATTTCATTGGGGAAATGAATTTGGCAATCAGAACGAGATCAACGTAAGTCTTGGTGACTGGAAAATAGGAGATATAAAAATAGGAAAAGGGTATCCTTTCTTGAGGCAATATGAGGCAGACAGAGGGGACCCTGTTGGTTTCAATTACACTGTTTGCGGGCACCAATCCGGGTGTACATCAGAAACAACACTCACAGACAAAGTGCTCCAAGACTCCCCCCCAATACAGTATTTCGGAACAAAAATTGATGGGTCGATAAACGTGGATGGATTAGTTTATTGTCATCCCGGAACTTATTTTGATCACGATACTGATGCATTATCTACTATGTACGTCAAATTTTTCTTGAATGGTGGTTTGGTTTCTACTCAATCTTCTGTTTTGCTCAATTTAGCAGACGTAGCAGAAAGCGTAGGAGATGTGGTGTCTTGTAGCGTTACTTATGAAACTCAACTCCCTAACGGGACCAAAGTGAACAGTTCAGAGTATAGTAGCTCAAATGAGACGGTGCTAGGAGTCACCAGAATCAATGTTGATAGGTCGCTGGTAATCCACAATATAAGCGAATGGATTTATGGCCAAGGGAACAGCCTGCGTCCTCAAAGAAGCTCTGATACAGCATTCGACCCAACTACGAGAACCTTCATAGAAGAGCAGCTCAATGCGTCTATAACTGCTGGATTTACAAGCACGAGGTGGGGTGGGTGTGATGCTAACTGGTATGTGTGGTATAAATGCTACGTTGATGACACTGAAGGCTTCTGGGGAAAAGGGTGTGGAGGAACATGGGAGTATTATAATTGTTCTCAAGACGCATCAAATCCGTATGTTCTATTGAACGACATATATAATTATTCTGTCCAATTGGGTGTTGGAATGGTTGAGTTCACAACTCAAGTAAGCAACAACGGGACTAATACAACCCCGAGCACCCATGTGAATGGCTCATATTCTGCAGGGTTTGTCAATTACACAAACATCAACCAGTCATGGAATATTACGTTTTGGGAGATAGGTAATGAGGTTAGCTCAAGCACACAATATGGTGATGATACCAACGCCACACGATACGCAGAAGAATTCATTGATCATTGCACTTCAATGAAAGCAGTTGATCCTTCAGTGAAATGCGGGCTCGTCTTGACTTCTCTCAATGAAGAAGATGATGCTGGAAATAATTGGAACAGGGAAGTTATGCGGGTGGCTGGCAATTATTCAGATTACTTTGTTGACCATCCTTACGAAGGGAGCCAACTTCCTAATAGCTGGCACTGGTTTCAAACAGAAGATTACGAGATTGTTCTTATTGAAGATGGAAATTGGAGTTTTGGGGTTTATGCGATGAGTGAAGGTAGTTCAGTTCGGATAACTGTGCAGGATTATGAGAACGTCCTTGTTGATCAATACTTTGGTGACTTAACATACAGCGACAACGGACACGCTTATTCTCTTCAAGAAACAAACACCACATTCATGCGTAGAGGTTTAAAAACAGTCACAATAGCTAAGTCTGGAAGCTACAATACTTATGTTGCTGACCCGCGTTATGTTAAGTACGATGTTGAAGAAGCATTTGATTTCGACTCTGACACAAGAGCTCTGTTTTACTGTAATTACACTGTTGACTTGAATTGCACAAGCAGATATGGAACTGGAACTCCTGTGTGGGTGGAAAGAGACGTCCCAACTGGTGGTCCGATATGGATTCCTGAAGGAAAATTCGGCGGAGGATTCATAAACAACAATTCTGCGGATGAAATCTGGTATAATGTTACAGATAACATCAACTTCTCAAGTGGCACGATAGCATTTTGGGTCTATGACATACCTGGAGGAAATAATTATTGGAACTACCCAGAAGAACGCATGTTTTTTAATTATGGAACAACCTGGAGCACGAGCACATTTCAATTCCTCAAAGGAACAGGGCCGAACAATAATGTAGTGTTTAGGTCGTATAACTCATCTGGATATCCTGCAGGAATAAGTGTTTCGTTTCCCTCTAACAGAACTACTGATGGCGGGGCAAATTTGAGCGAAGGAGTGTGGTATCATTTAGCTGCAACTTGGGATTGTTCACAATTCAGGTTATACCTTGACGGGGTGTTGATGGATGATGAGGATCTTCCTGGGTGTTGGATAGAAGATTGGGGGCACGCAGATTTTTCTGTTGGAAGTTATCATGACGGATCAAACCCGGTAAGGATGAGGATGGACGATCTTGTGGTTTTTGATACTGCTTTGACTACGGAGGAAATCAAGGAGCTAATAGGGCAAAGAATTTATTATTTTAACATCACAAACTTCACTGCACAGATGGAAGCGGACCTTTCCCCTCACAAACAAATGGAGCACGACCTAGCAAATATTTCAGCAACCTCGGCTATTTACATGAATCACACTAACAAGATTCATGCGACAGAATGGTTATGTCACCCCACAACACTCTATTATCCTGGGTGGGGTGAGTGGGAAACAAGGTGGTGGGTTTGCGATGGCCTAAGTAACGCTCTTCACTTCCATGCTTTAATGGAAAATGATGATTATGAAGCAGCACACATGTGGATTCCGAGCAGTGGTGGTGTTGGTAGGAACCCAAGCACTTTTTATTGGACTGACCTTCAGAGAAGAACACCACAGTATTGGGTGATGAATATGTTCAGTCAGCACTCGGGGAATCAGCTTCTTAATGCAACCCAGGAAAACACCAGGTCATTCACTTATTCAGATCTTGGTGACATATTGGATGTTGAGTACATAAACTCTGTTGCTACAGTTGAGAGCGACGGATCCGCCCTGTATTTAAATGTCATCAATTCAGAAGAAAAGAATAGGACTGTTGAGATTAACATTTCTGGGTTCGGGTTTTCCTCAAATGTGACAATCTATACATTGAAAGGGGATTCTTATGACGACAAAAACCAGTATGATGAACACATCCAAAAAGAAACTACTTATCAAACAATCATAGTTCCAATATTTAATTATACTCTGGAACCGTTATCTATAGTGACTTTTGAATTTAGAAGCGGGTGTGTTGAACCTCAAGAAAACACTGATTGGATTGTTGTAGATAGTAATTGTTCTTGGAGCAGCCGAAACATTGATATAGGCACAGGTAAATTTATATGCACGAACTGCAGAATAGATTTTGAAGATATCAACATTACAGTCAATGACTGGAGTGTTGAAAATGGGAGGATAGGATTGACCCCCCCATTTAAATTTGCATCGAGGTGACTAAGATGGACAAAAAAAACGTACTCATGGCCGCAATCGCAGCAGCCTTACTTATAGCAGGGGTGGGCTTGGACAGAACCTTGCTCACAGAGAACGAGTTTGAGAACGCCTACATTTGCTCAGTCACAGAAGAAGTAAGGATCTTCTATGGCGGTATAAGCGGTACAGCTTATACAGGTTATCCAAACGAAGGCACAAGAGTAGGACAAAAGAGATGCATTGACGAAGGAGGAGCAAGAGGCACATGGATCTCACTCACTGAATACGCTGAACAGAACGGTCTCAACCCCTTGGATTTCATAGTCCAAGAAGAAGGAAAGGAGTTACCAGGAACAGATCAAACTGCCACTCGGTATAGTTGTGGAGTGGAGGAATGCATAGAAATTTGAGAGGTTGAATCATCATGGCATACACTAATTACACACCAAGAACGGAGAACATAACAGGCGCAAGCCTCACTGGTTCTGATGGCACGGCCAACCGAACCTACACGATGTCTTACTCCAACCCTTTAGCCGCAGGAGTAGATATCATAATAAACGGGGTGACGCTTCACCAGGGAGCTGGAAAAGATTACACTGTCTCAAGCAGCGTGATTACTTTTTTGAACATAGTTGACAACACAGACGTTATCACAATTCATTATTTCACGACGACAACAGGCACCACGAGCACAACGCTGAAATATGCAACCACGTTGCAATTGGCTGCGGTTCTTGGGATAAAAAGCGACATTCCCTCTTGGGATGTGGGGAACAGCCCAAGTAACGAGGAGGTGGGGACAGGTGACAATTCAACAACTGTCTTTTATCTTGATCATCGTAACATTCTGTCTGATAGTTATACTCTTTATTATGGAGCTACCGCCGCAACGACCACCACGCTTACTGAGACAACTCATTACACTCTTGACAAAGCTACTGGGAAGATTACGCTCACTGGTGCGGGAGTGACGTTGCTGGACACAAACAAGATCTATGCAGAGTATTCTTATCTGAACTTAGATATTACGGATGCTTATTTAATCGATGTTTTGCAAAGATGTGAAGCAGAGGTTGACAACGCAGTGAACACGACATTCACAGATGGAACAGCAGATAACCCTTCTTATCCTACGGCAACAGATGTTCAGCCAAGTAAAGGAAGGTATGATAGGACTTATTTCACAAGGAAACGACCTTTGATAGATGTCACCTCTAAGCTTGCATCAGACATCACAGATTCGGATCTTACGCTGGACGTAACGACTGGTGAAGGTGTGAACTTCCCAAGCGCAGGAACTATAGTGATAGGTTCAGAGATAATCACTTATACTGGAGTGAGCACAGACACTCTCACTGGACTTACCAGGGGGGTGGATGATAGCACAGCAGCAGCTCACTCAGAAGAAGACGAGATCCACACAACAGTGCTTGAGGTTAGCGGAACGGATGAAGGAACAACACCCTCATGGACGACGATGCAATGGAAGAGCGACTTCTATGCTGAAGAAAATGGAAAAATATATATATCTGACAATATCATATTGAATCAGGTATATGTAAACAACGTCCTGCTCGCCACGAGTGGCGTGTCAAACAGGACAAGAATCCGCTACCTTTACGGATGGTCAAGCATCCCTAAAGACATCACACGACTGACACTATTATTTGCAAAGCGAGCTTTGAGGAATGACACAATCGGGGCTTCCTTGGTGAAAGGAAGAAACGAGTTCAACCCTGAAACACTCGCTGTCGATGACCGAGAAATCCAATCAATCATTGACGCATACATCGAATTCCCTATGGGTAACACATAGGGCCTATCCGAGGATAGAACAATGGCAAGCGAAGTAACATATACCAATCTACTTTCTGAGAGTTGGCAAAATGTGTATGATCTCATTAATAATAAGAGCAACGTGGCAGATCCCACGACCTCTTCTTCTGAGTTTAGAAAGTGGATTTACACGAGAGAACCAGACATAAAAGCTGGTGATTTCAGCCAATTCCCTTACATCATTGTTCATCCTGCAGCAGTCAACTTCCCTGGAAGGAAAACATTGGATCGAAAGAAAAGCCTTATTGCTTGGAACATCCAAGTTGAGGTGGTGACTTGTGACAGAGCATTCAACGGGACTGACGGAAAAGGAGCAACTCACAACGATGCGATAAGCGATGACATTCTGCAAACATTTCTTAGTGTGACAAACAGGAACACCCTTTCAACTAATTCAATGAAGTTCTCAGACCCAAACGCTTCAATGGCCGTACCTGAAGTCCTCGCAAATACGTTGGTGTACAGGAGAACGATCTTTTTGCCTTTCATGACAATCAAGGAGGTTTCCGCATAATGCCTGTAATTATTAAAGTCACTGTGAAAAACAGGGAAATGAAACGCACTGTGAATGCGCTAAAGGGGGCTGGAAGGCTTCCTGCCATGTCTTCTGAAGCGATGATGGAATGGGGCACGACTCTTGAGCGAGACATGAAAACTGCTGCTCGGCAAGCAGGAATACAGAATTTCACAGGAACTTTGATGCATGGAAAAGGCATTGAGTGGAGACAAAGACCCAAAGGGTACATTGGCAGGTTGTTCATGCGAAAATACGGAATTTATTTGGATAGCATGAGAAACCATTGGGTCAACATGAAGAGAAGCAGACGAGTATTATTGAAATGGGCTCAACAAGCAGACGACCCGAAACTGAGAAGCGCAGCGAGAAAGATTAGCGCAGGGAAAGCAAGGAAGTATGCTTTTGGAGTCAGGAAGCATCCTTTTATACGGATGGGATTTGAAAGAGCAAGACCAAAACTTGCTCCGATCATCAAAACAAAAGCTAAACAAGCAATGATGGGAGGTTAGCACGATGAAAGTAAAGAATATCATGGACGGAACCCGTAAGTTCAGGTACAAAGGAAAATGGGTGTATGTTGAAGCGGGAGACTCAGTTGAAGTAGACAAGATCATTGACGACCCCTCCTTCGAGATGCAAGGAGAAGAAAAGCCGACAAAGAAAAAAACAAAGAAAACCAAGGAGGATGATTCACCATGACTGTAGCAGCAATAGATGATGCGTGGATGGAAACCTGTCTCATTGGTATCTCTGTTATCGGAGGGAGTGAGGTTCAGTTTGCAGCAATAACCGAAACTGTTGACTTCGATGTTGGAGATAAAGACATTGAGGGGATTCCAATCCTGAATGGCGGAAGGGTTACAAAGTTTAATCCTGAAGCGGATAGTACAATAACATTTGAGGCGTACCCAGTAGAAGCAGGTACTGACTCTGGAACAACAGGGCAAGGCTTCTTTGACCTGGTTCATTCGCAAGATGCAACAGAGCCAACCAGGATAGAAAACGACCATGTGAGAAACAAGTACAGGGTTGTTGTCACCTGGACGACAGATGTTATAACAACAGCAAGCCAAGACATCGATGTGAACGAACACGCCTTTAGGATCGCAATGGCTAATGGAAGGTTCACAAGCGTGAAACCGAGCTTTACTGATGGCATCCTGAAGTTCACTGTGACGTTTAAATGCCCTGCATTTGACAAGTCATCAGGGTCTAATGTGATGATGGAAAGCACCGATGGGACAATACTGATTGCGGCACTGAACGCATACACGACCAGTAACAACTGGTGATGGAGGTAAAAGAAAATGGCAGCAGATCCAGTTGATGATGCATGGATGGAAACTTGTCTTATCACCATATCAGCGATTAGCGCAGCAACAAATGTTGAGTTTGCTGGGCTAACCGAAACTGTCGACTTTGATATTGGTGACAAAGACATTGAAGGAATACCCATATTGAATGGGGGTAGAGTGACAAAGTTCAATCCCGAAGCAGATACCACAATAACATTTGAGGCATATCCTGTTGAAGCAGGAACGCACACAGGAACTACAGGAACTGGCTTTTATGATCTAATGCACAGCCAGGACGCTTCAGAACCCACAAGGATTGAGAATGATCATGTGAGAACGAAGTACAGGGTTTTGGTGCTTTGGACGAATGATACTGCTCTGACAAGCGCAACGCAAGCGACAAACTTAAACAAGTCAGGGTTAAGGGTTGGAATTGCAGAAGCAAGGTTTACGAGTGTGAAGCCTTCGTTCACTGATGGAATCCTGAAGTTTACTGTGACAGCGAAGTGTGCAGCATTTGATAAGAGCGCAGACTCAAATGTGATGATGGAAAGCACTGATGGAACAGCTTTGCTTCCTGCAATAAACGATTACACCACTTCATATAAGTGGTAATTTTTTTTTCCTTTTTTTGGAGGAACAGATCATGGCGGAAAAGATAGAAAAGCTCGTGTCGAAGATCAAAGAGAATAGGAATGGGTTATTCATAGCAAGAATACCTGCCAAAACACGAGAAGAATTTATCGCCCTTGCGAATGAAGAATTCTGCGATGATTATGGCATGACGCTCAAATGGCTTATGGATGGCATCCTCACAAAAGACGCTACCATTTTGCTTGAGAGAATTGAACGGCTTGAAGGGATGATTAATGAAATGCAAACCAAAGAGCCAGAAAAGAAGACCAGGCGAATGCTGTCTGGTCGAGAAATACAGGTGAAAAAATGAACAGGATGGAACAACTATACGCAAAACCGAAGAAAAGAATGATTGGCGGGATGGAGTTTGAGCTGCACCCGTTAACAATGGATGACATGGGAGCTTTAGACATTGATGAGAAAGCACCTGTTGAAGAGCAGACAAAGAAGATGAAGGAGCTCATCTCAAAGGTGTTCAGGTGCTCTATGGAAGAGGCTAGCCAGATCTCTATGGAGTACATGATGGAAATGATGAAGAACATCATGGAACTGCACAACATCCAAGGAGACAAGGCTACTAATCTGTTGAAGAAGCGTATAGAAGAAGCAAGAACTAAGAAAGATGTCAAACCCACTGGACAGGCTTAAAGCCAAAGTAACTGGTGGTGGGAGGCAAAGCGAAATTGCCCCCTTGTTCGAGCTCATGCGTGAGGCGTCCCTTGCAGAGCTAATCGTTGGGGTCACATACGATGTGTATGACCCTGATGGTGAACTGGTGTTTAAGGTTAAGAAGAGAGCGCTTAACCCTCAACAAATCCAAGTGCTTATTAAGGAGATGGAGGATGCGTGGGCGAGAGACAGTAAGAAGTATGGTAAGATGATGCCAAAAGGCAAGAGAGGAAAAAGATAATGTCTGTGCTTGAAGATATCATATTGAGCATGCATGTCAAAGGAGCAAAGAAGTTCGTTAAGGACGTTAAGGATGCTCAGAATGCAGTTGCTGGAATGGGGAATCAGATAAGAAGAGGTCTTTCTCCTGCGAAGAAAGCTATGGAAGAGAATAGGCAGCGGCTTGAGATGATGTCACAGTCTGGTATGGGTTTTGGGCGAGTAATGGCTATGAGCCTTGATGACATGAAAGGAATGAAGAAGTATGGGTTTGACCAGAATATTAAAGGATCTGGTAAGCTGGCATGGAATATAAGGAAGCTTACGCATGGTATGCGGGGTTTTCGTATGGAGATGCTGGGGGTTATGTTCTTTGGAATGATGCTTCAGCAGACGTTTCTTGGGCTCCTACGGCCTGTTATGGAGGTCTTTGGTGTCTTTGACTTGTTCAGGGTCATGCTTATAGTGTTGTTTCTTCCAGTCATGCAATTGCTATTCCCTGTTTTGTTGGACATTATGACTTGGTTTATGGATCTTCCTGAAGGAGTTAAGATGGCAATAGGAATACTCCTTCTCATAGGGATTGTGATCGGAACTCTTCTTTTCCTTCTTGGGTCATTCGCACTTGGAATAGGATCTGTGATACTTGCTCTCGGCCCTCTTGGTCTTGGCCTTATTGGGGCAGGGTCAGCAGGAACATTTTTCACTGGTATTCTTGGCGGGATTCAAGCAGCGTTCGCACCATTATCTGCTGCTGTTGGTGGCTTTGGAGCTGCAGTCGCAATAGTGTTCGCAATCATCATCGCAATAGTTATCGGATTGTGGTTTGCTATCAAAGAGAACTTTGCAAACATCAGAGATTGGATAGATGTGATGTGGAGTGGTATAGTAGACATATTCAATGGCGCATTAGATGTTATCATGGGCATAGTTGACCTGTTCGTTTCGATAATAAAAGGGGATTTTGATGGAGTCAAAGCAGCAATCACCAGGATATTCAAAGGGCTTCTCAAGATAATCTGGGGAGCAATTAAATTTGTGCTTGGACTCCTTGTGACTCTTGGCATAGCGGTGTTCAGAGTTGTATGGGGGGTCATCAAGACAGTTTGGGGGTTCTGGAAGTGGCTTTGGGAAAAAATGAAGTGGCTCTGGGATCTCATCAAAAAGAAAGTTATTGAATGGGGAGGAGACATGCTCAAAGGACTTGTTGATAAAATAAAGTCCTGGGCGACCAAAGTAAAAGATGCTATCCTTGGTTTGTTCCCTCAATGGGCGAGGGATGCTATTTGGAAGTTTGGACAATTCACCATAAAGATATTTAAATTTTTCACTGGGGGAGATGATGAAGACAACGGAGGAGGTGGAGGCGGCTCAGCTAATGATTTTGTCTGGAGACCAGGAACAAAACCAATGAGGTTTAGTAGTGCAGACACCCTTGTTGGGTTCAAAGGAGGAAGAAATCCTTTTGGTGGCTCAGTCAACGTCACCAACTACAACGACATTAAAGTTGTTGATGCAAGAGAACTCCAAAGAATCCTCGACGAAAGAGATAGGCGCATGGTTGATCAGATAAGGAGGTTAATCGCACAATGAACAACGTAGTCCTCGGTGGAATCACCATTTACACGAAAAGAGTAGAGTTGAACCAGGGAAATCAGATGGTGACAATCACACCACCACAGACAACCCAGAACCAAGATCAAGGAAAGAAAGACACTTTGATTGTTGACTTGTTCAGAATAGAAGAACGATTCACAGTTGATGGGTTCATAGAAAGCGATGATTTCGCTGCGTTCAAAGCATTAATCACAACTAAAGGCACAAAGACCATGACGTATCGTGGAACTGATTATGATGTCGGGATCGAAAAGACAAGTTGTGTTGAAGATCCTGAAGACAAGGATGACCAAACAAATAGCCCCGCACACTTTGATGTCAAGGTCACTCTTGTGGTAGGTAAATCATTTGGTAGCTAAACAAGAATTCACACTGGGCTTGCTGCTCATCGCAATACTCGTTTCTGGAGTAGTTTATGTTACGCTTGGCGATGTGGCGAAGTTCAGAATAGATGAAGACAAAGCGACAATTTATGTTCAACCAGATAACAGGTGGGTTGTTGGAGGAAGAGAGTACAGCAGGCTCTTTGACGGAAGCAGCATAATGAACAGGGACAAGAGCTCTATTCGTATAGATACGTTCTTTGATCAATCAACTAAGAAGTTCACAGCAATAAGACAAACAAGTTACCAGAGAGGTCCTGTCATTCGTGAGACTTGGACTTTCAGTGGGACTATTGAAGATGTAGAGTTCTTTCCGATTAGTCACAAAGTTGAGATATTCAACGGGATGGGCTACTTTTATCGGTACACTGTCGATGAACTAACTGGGACACCCCCCAAGCAAAAGTTGGAAGGTAATCTTTCGCTTTCTTTCGGCAGGAAGATAAATGTAGATCTCCATCCTGGATATAGGTGGGCTTGGATTGGTTGGCCTTATGGGAGTGATAGCCTGTCTGCTCAGTACAGCATACCTTCTGATTATGAGGTGTTTAATTTCAGGATGTATGACCCTGAATGGCAACCAGATGAGTCAACAAGCCCGCGCAGCTTCATTGAAGATTGGGAAGGAGACCCTCCAGGAGACATAAACACTACGTTTTGGGATTACTGGAGATCCGACGGAACATACGGGAGGTATCAAGTTACAGGAACAGGAACCCCTCACGCAGGCTCATACCACCTTTTGCTTGACGTTTCTGACAGTATTAATGAGAACAGGAACAAGATGAAAACCCAAACTGGGATGTTCACAGATGCGACAGATGTTTATTTGAAGTTCTGGGTCAAAGAAATCGGTGAGGAGGATGATCAGTGTCCTACTTCTTGGACTGGGGAAGACCCGGGAGCCAACGCTGGCGACTGTGTTGCGTTTACTTGTGATGGGAATACTTGGCACAGGATACTTGATCTCACCGCATCAACTTACGGGAGTTATACAGAAATAGAGATAAATATCACAGCAGATGGTGATTGGTGTGGGACTGCAAATTCTTCATTCCAAATAAGCTTTGGGCAAGATGACAATTATCCTCATTCAAGCGATGGTGTCATGTATGATGACATTAACATCACCGCAACATTTTATGAAGCACCAGAGCCGACATTTGGGTGTGGGGCTGATCCAGGGATATACATTGATGGGAACAACGTGGATGTTGACATAGAATATGAGAGTAATGTGACTGTGTGTGCTTTGGCAAGTGACCCTGCAGAGACAGTTTGTGTCACTGCAGATCATGGGGAAATCAGGGAGAATTATAGTTGTGGGGTGAATAGCACAGAGTTCACTTGGCTGGCAACTCACAACATCATGCGGTTTAATGACACAGACACCACCAAAATAGTTAATTTCACCCAAGATGCGGGAGGAGTGATCAATTATACCTTGCGTGATGACGTAAGGAATGATAGCACAATTGAGTATTTCAGGTTTGATCTTTCTGGGGTTCCTTCAACCTCCGAGGTTTTATGGAGTTACCCTGATGAAAGCGGAACAAACTCTGATGGGTCATGGGATGCGGGACAGCCAGCAGCAAATGCGTGGGATGAAGATTATGCCACTTATGCTTTAGTGGATTCTGGTGTTGCACATCTTTTTATGAATTATACTTGTACTGATTGCACTGGGAGTATTGATTCTTCACAATCAGTGGTGGAGTTTAGGGGTGCTTGTGATGTTGGGCCGAGTGAACCCACTAATTATACTCCTGGAGATTATGATTGTAACATGGATCCTCTTGAGATAAGGATCACACAAGACAGTAGTGGAATAGGAAAGGGAAATTATACTTGTAAAAACAGTTCTGATGAGTGGGGTCTTATTTGTAGTTGGAGCGCAAACAACGCATTCTATGAGAGCAGTGTGTGGATGTATGATCTTGGACTTGCAAATTATAGTAAGAATGTGAAGCTTGATTTGCTTATTGATGGGACTTATGAGTGGGTGAGCTGGGGTGATTTTAAGGAGACAGAGATTGATTCTTACGAGTATAATAATAGTGAGTCGAACCAGTCAACATCTTTTAATGGAAGTGGGACTTCTGCAAATTATTTGAAACTTCCAACACACACTAACACCACAAGTGCCACTCTTGATTTGTATGGTACAACTAATGATTATTTTGCCTCAGAAACAAAGGAGTTATGGGTGTGGAAAAATTCAGATGGTAAAAGGTACACCTCTTTTCATCCAGGGATAGCTAATTATGATGATGACGATGATTACTTTTACCTCTTTGGATATGCTGTAAGAACAGGGGTTGCTGGGATACAATACAATTACACCCTTAAAATAGCCCATGCAGGCGGGGTTGGGTCTGTAACTGAAAAGAAAGAGATCCCTGTAGAAATTGGTTCTGCGGGGTGTGTTGTTTACAAGACGGGTTCTGATTCTGGTTTCTATGTTTTAGGGGGGCTTAACTCATCTAGTGATGCTGTTGATGATGCATATCATTATAATCCTTCAACAGATACTTGGACTTCAAAAACAAACCTACCAGGAAACTGGGCTTATGGGGATTGTGTTCTTAAAGATGATGATGTGTACCTTGTTGGCGGGTATAATGAAACAGGAGAAATGGATGTTACTTGGATTTACAACATATCAGACAATACTTGGACTGAGGGGAATACAGTAAATGATACTATTTGGTGGAATGCGGTTGAAATCCTTAATGATACTCATTTAATAACTTGGTGCGGGTGTTCAGGCGCAGCTTGTCTTGTTGGATCAACCAAAGACACATATACTTACGATATTGCTCTTGACACATGGACAGAACTTGATTCTGGAGCTCACATGCCAAATAATATGTGGTTGTGTAGACCAGGAAAAGTAGGGGATGAGATATATTCTTATGGTGGGGAGTGGGGTACTGCTCTTGATAAGGATTATTTTTATGATGTTTATCGTTGGAACACTACTGTTGAAGAATGGGATATTATGCAGACAAACACTTCTTATTATCATTCTTATGATTCTTGTGATGAGAGGGATAACCATGTATTTTGTTGGGGGCCTCAATCTTTTGGGGTGAGTGCGGAATATGAAGAAATATTCCATTACCCAAGTGCAGTCACTATGTCTGTTGGAAGTTTTGTGAATGCATCATATACGTCTGGGGGAGATCTTACTGAAACAGTGGCCAGCGTATCTAATTTTTCCAATGCGATTAATGAAGAGTTAGGTATTTGCACTCCAGATTCTGAGGGTTACTGTCATATCCCTCTTACGTTTACTAATCGTGGTGCAGGAATAATATTTTCCGAGAACTTAGAGATTCTAACCCCCATCCCAAGAATTGACTTGGGGGAGAAGTATATGAGCTGTGATACGGAGAACTGCACAGTTAATTTCAGCGTGACCAGTGATGCTAATGGGGTTTTGAATCTTACAAACATGAGTGTTCAAATTCTTGGAACAGGACATATTAACTTCAGCAGTCTTGATAGTGCTGCTGACTTCCATAATCATACTGCAACCATTTATTATAGTAATTGGAATTATTCATTCCCTGGAACAATAGAATACATTGAGTTTATTCCGTCAAAGCCGAATAGCTCTGATGTTGAACCTTATGGGCAGTTTAATAACAGCCCGATCCTGAACATCACAGCCCTCAATACTGGTGGGAAGAATATGAACTGGTCTGCTTATCTTAATGAGACTGATTCTTGTGTTGATCTCTTTTTCAATACTGAATGGAATGTGAGTACTGCAACCAAGATGAATGATGCTGGGTGGATTGAGTTCGCAACGAATAAGGCTCCAGGGGATTATTGGAACATTTATATGTGGGCTAATTATAGTTGCTCTGATGATACTTGGCGGGTGTGGTACCCTGAGTTTTTCTTCAGGGGTTGTTGTGTGACTTGTATATGTGATAATTCAACAGGATGAAATAAGATGGCGGTTAGAAGCTTAAGAGGAATAAAACCAGTAGTATGGATCCCTCCTGTAGCTACTGCTGGGTACAGGCTTACTGTTGGGCCTTCAGGGACTAGGTATGGGGTAAAGCTCGCAAATGCTTCTGGTACTCTCACAAAGTCTGCTGATAACAATGCGTCCACTGAGATTGAGGGTGATGTTTGGCTGAAAAACACTGCTTTAGCAAGTGTGAATTGTTATTTTGACATAAGGGATTCTGCTTCAATAAAAGTCCAGGTTGCGCTCAGGGCAGGTGTCGGGGCGACTTGGTTTGAGAACGGAACAGGTGAGGTCGCTGTTGTTGCGCCAGCGAGTTTGTCTGCGAACAGGTGGTACAGGTTCCATATAACTTATAATCCTTCAACCAACCTGGGCGACCTTGAAGTTTTTGATGAATCTGGAACTTCTCTTGGTTCACAAACAGGCATGACTGGTGCTGCTGCTGGGACTGGTTTCACATTGGATGATGTGAGGTGTAATTGTGGTGTAAGTGGGACTGGAACGGGGTATTATGATAATATTGCATTCACAATAACATCAAGCGGGCTTTCTTTTCTCACTGATAACTTTGATGATGGAGACATATCTGACTGGACTGATAGCGGAGCAGGGTTTGTGTGCACAACTGATGCTGCTATGAACAGTGAGCTCGACATCACTGACCTCGTTACAAGCTTTAGGATAGAGAACGGGGTGACTGAAGGAACCGGGGTCTTTGAGTTTGAGATCCCAAATCCTGATGAGACATATACTTCTTTGTGGACTGGCTTAGAAATATTCAGGTTTTATGCAGATTATAATGCTGTACCAAGCACGCCAAGGTTTGGAGGCAGAATAGAAAAACCAAGCAACTCAAATCACACGCTGAGAGTAACTGGAAGAAGCGATGCTTTGTTCGTCATGGATAGGACAGTTTCAAAATCATACGACAGCACAGATGCGGGAGCAATACTCAAGGACTTCTTTGATACCTTCAGCGATGGAAGATATGACACTTCCAGCATATCCACAAGCACAGGGGTAACATTGTCATTGAAGTTTGTTGAAACCCCTTTTTGGGAAGCCGTCACTGCTGTGTGTGATGCTTCTGGTTATGATTGTTATATTGATGCGCTTTTGGTTGTTCAGTTCTTCTTATCTGGGTCAATCAATAACACGACTGACGGGGTTGTGCATGATTACAATCTTTTGGAGACTGGTGATTTTGCTCCTGACCTTCAGTTCGTAAAAAATAAGATCAGGGTGTATGGTGGAACAGTTGATGGTGTGCAGATAATGTACACTGCGAATGATACGGCAAGCCAGACAGCTTATGGGGTTCGTAAGCACACCGAGAGTGATGACACCATAACGACTTATGCTCAGGCAAAAGAGGTTGGGGATTATCTTCTTGAAAAGTTCAAAGACCCACCAATAGTGAGTGATTTGAAAGCAATTATGATCCCAACTATCAGTCCTGGTGAGAACTTGTGGTGTAGTAGTCCTGCAGAGAACATTTCTCCTGCGAGGTACAGGGTGGTGAAGTATGTTCATGAGCTTGGTGATAGCGGGTTAACTACTGAAGTCACTTTGAACAAAGAGCCAAGAAGAGTCAGTCATGTCATAAGGGATAGGATTCAGAGAGAGCACAAGAAACAAGACACATCCAGCAATCCTAATGACTTGGATTTCAGTGTGATAGATTCTTTTGAGACAGACACGGGGACTCACTCTAATACAGAAATAACTGAGGGTGTTCTTAAGCTGTCTCCTGGTCAAACCACTGGTACTTGGACAAGCGCAGTCACTAATAGCGCAGATAATAATAATGTTAACCAAGTTTCTGTGAGTATTTATGGCGACAATCTTCCTGGTGTGACAATTGAAGTTTCTGCGAATAACGGGCTTACTTACACAACTGTTTCAAGAAACGAGCTTAAAACGATCACTGCCACTGGGAAAGCTTTGAAGATCAGATTGTCTTTAAGCACTTCCAGCGAAGGGTCTTCACAGATAGATGCTTACCAACTTAATTATAGCACAACAACATGACAATGGCTAAAAATAATGACACACTAAGGTACAGAGTTGAACAGCTCGAAAAGAGGTATGAGAAGCTTGACACCAAATTAGATGAAATAATGACAAATCATTTACCGCACATTCACAAAGAAATCATTAAGATGAGAACTGAGCAAAGACTGGTCGGAGCGCTTATTATCGGATCTGGAATAATTGCTTTTGTAATTCAAAGGGTGCTTGGATGAATCACAAAACAACACATAAGATTGCGAATTACTTGTTTGGAGGGGCGATAATCATAGCGTTGATAGTTGTCGGTCTGCTTGTTTGGCCTTACAAAATTATCAGCATGGAACAACCCCACAAAGGATTAACCCCTGTTGTCAAGGCAGGTGAGGATGTGCGTTATGAAGTCACGTTTTGTAAACACTCAGACATCATAGGGGATATTGATATCCAACTAGTGGATGATGTCATCTATAATATTGTGCCAAGCAAAGCATCAAACCTGATGGGGTGCAAAGACACAGTAGGGTATAAGACCATCCCAAAAAGCATTCCTGATGGGACATATTATTTGCGATTCACAATCACATACAAAGTGAATCCATTAAGAACAATCACCGAGACTTACGAAACAGAGAAGTTTCAGGTGATAAGTTAAGACGGAGGTGTTACTAATGGCAAAAACGTATAGTGCTCCTATGAGCATAAGAGGATGGAATTTTTGGGAGTGGTTCAAAGGCAACGGCCAAACAGTTAAGGAGTTGTTGAAGGTTGGCATTCCCCTCGTGGTTGGTTGGTTCACAGTGAATCACCCAGCATGGGTTGCAGTAATCACTGTTGCTGGAAAGCTCATCCTTGACACTGTAGAGTTTTATTTGACCAAGGTCGAACTTAAATAAAACCTTAAGGGATATGGATGAAGCAGAGCTCTATGTAATCTTGAACGCTTGGTGTCAGTACATAGATATATGCTCTGAAAGTGATTATGGAGGTCGATGGGAGTGCCAGCATGACAAGCTGGCTTGCCCCCACTACTTTGTTAATGCAAAAACCGAACTCAGGCTTTTGGAAGAGTTTGGTCTTCTTGAAAAGAAGATCGTTGTTTATTTAAAGCCCGAAGGGGAGGTGATAGATGAAGATCCATGAATGGGATCTCACAGACACAACAAGAATCAGATTGTATGGGGATCAGAAGCTTATCAAGATTACCGCTTAAGGGTTGCCTTCCAGTCAGGAAAACATCCACCCTCCCCCACCGAAATCAATCCCTTCTTTATTCCTGGCTGGGAGGCATTTTAAACCCATAGACGACGACACCTTTTTCTTTTTTGTCTTTTAGTTCTATGAGTCCTTTGATCTTCAGCCGAAGAATGGTGTTGTACAATGATGTCTTCAGGGAGTTGAGAGCTGTTGCTGCTTCGTCAAGTGTTCTGTCTCCTTCCATGAACAAAAGGATTATTTCTATTTCTCTTTTTGTGAGCTCGTGCTGAGCTGCGAATTCGAGTCCTGGTTTAATATCCATTTTTATTTACCTCGTTGCTTGTTAAGCTGCTCTATGGCTTGGTCATACCCTTCTTGGGTTAATAAGCCTTGTTCTTTGAGTTCTCTGAGCTGCTTGATTTTTTTTTCAATGACTGAGTTATCAAAGACGTCTTCTTCTTCGATCTCCTCGTGTTTGATTGTCTTTTCAACTTTGATTGGTTTCTCAGCTTCTATTTGCTGAGGTGATTTAGGAGTAGGAACGGGGGATTCCTCCCCCTCCAATGGCTCTACCTTTTCAATAGCAGATGCTTTGTAGGTTTCTGTCTGTCCTTTATCATTCTGCCATTGAGCATCGTAATCGCTTACGAGGATCTCTGCTTGAGCCCCGATGTACTTTTCTGTCTTGCATGTTTCTTCTGCTTGTGGGCCAGGCCATCCGAGAGCCTTAAACACTGCAGTGATTCTGCTGTTTGGGGTCAAGGCTGTTCTCTCGTTGCCATCCTTGTCCTTGTATGTGCTGTTGAGCACCATTGCGAGTTGCAAGTCTTTGGTCAGGTTGCCTTCAGTGAGGGTCACTGGCTTCTTGGTCTCTTTGTTGTAGACGTTGAAGACCAGGATTATTTGCTTCCCGAACTTGCCTTCTATTGGTGTGCCATCTTCTTTTTGGCGTGGCTTTACTTCTGCCAGTTGCCCGATGTAGTACCCTTTGGGTATGCGGGGCTTCTTTTCAAAGGTTGCACTTTTGTTGCTTGCAGGTAATTCCATTTTGTTCTGCCTCCGTCCATTGTAGGACTGTGGTTGTGGTGATTCCGCTTGGTTTGCCTGAGGTCTCCCAACACCCCCTTTGAGGCTGGGGTCGGGGATTGCGGTGCGACCCTCTATCACCACAAACCCAGTATATACTCTCGAGTATTTAAATCTTGCGATTACACTTTTCACCGACTTGTGAATACCCTAAAGTCTTTAAGAACTCATGCACATAATCACAACCCAAAGTATATACTTTGTTCATCTTCACCCTGTACTGAATCTCCTGATCCCTCACAGGAGCACCCATACGCTGATTCCACTCAAGAACAGCCTGTAACACCTCACCAGGGTCCATCTCAGCCTTCAACTCATTAATAAGAATAAACATCGCCCTCTGATATCCATCACCAACAGCCCTAAAATCATCACCCAAAATGAAATTCACACAATCCTGCACTCCTGGCTTCTTCGGATTAATCCACTTCATCAAACTTGATTCTCTGCGCTTAACCTTACCCCTCTTCCGTTCAGCATCCCTCTTCGCAAAGTAATCAAGCACCAAGCCCTCAGGATCATTCGGCTCGCTCATCCTCAACCCTCCAATGCGAGGATAAATCCTGTTCTCTTCGTTGCAGATGTAAGGAACGAAGCTCACATCCTTCCAAGTATAACCAAGAAAGGTTTTATACCCGAGCTTGTTCCTGCTCATCTCACTCCTTATCAGGTGCTTTGGGTTTGCCATGTCAGTATCAAACTTCCTGAGCCCGAGATCCCAGCAGGTTATCATTTTCATCCTGAGATATGCCATGAATTGCTTGACAAACGTGCTTTTATACCTGTGTTCATTGATTATCCTTTCCTGCAAAGCCATGTTAATGTTTAGAAGGCACTTGAAACTGAAATAAACATGAATATGGACACTTTTATTCCCAGAATAGTAATAGAGGGGTTGGAAGCCTTCCTTCTCTAATATCGCACCTATGAGCTTCACAGCATCATAATTCTCTTCGTATGTAGGGTAGTCAGATTCAATAACGATCTCACAAGGCAACACACTACGATGAACATCATAAGCATTCCTGAGCTCCTCAAAACTGAACCCACCATACCAAGTCTTCCACTGAGTCCACTTATCCCTATCATCCTTGTCCTTCACCGCAAGCTTCATGCTATTCTCAGACAAGTGATTAAGCTCCATCAAATGATAGTACCTCTGAGTGGCTATGCTCATATCCAAGTTTCCCTGAAGGTAATCCCACCCAGTCCAATCAAAATAAGGGTTTGCATACATCATTCTGCAAGCTCCAAGTTTGCATTCTCCATCCAATGAGGCCGAACAGTACCATCATCTTCAATTATAAGCCCCATATCCCTCAGAATCACATAGCTCATCCTGTACTCGTTCTTGCTCATCTCCTTCTCAGCAAACTCTTCAGTCTCAAAACGATTCACAGGCCGCTTCTTCTCACAAATCTTACGATACAAATACTGTGCGTTCTCAGGAAGATAGTATTGTCTGCGCTCTAAAGGAAGCCTCTTAATCTTCTCAGCATCAACCCAAGACCTGATGATAGAACTCCACACCTCCCTGCACAAGTTATAATCCTGCTCCTGCGCACTAAAAGCCATATCATGCGAGAAAAGACACCTCGCCTTCACAAGCCCATCCAACAAGCACTTCAAATGATGCTTATGCCTGGTCTTATAATGGCTCAACAAGTCCTCAGAAAGCAAAGGCAAAGGCTCTGCATGGATCTCCCTGAGCTTTGCATCATCCATGTCAACCTGAAAAGTATGCAAGTAATCCAGTATGCTCACCCAATCCTTATCATCCATGTCATAATCATGCTCCCTCAAATCAAGCTCGTCAGCATTCCTGATCATGTTAACGTGCTGGCTCGTCTGATAATAAATCAGCCACCTTGAAAGAAAACTCATGTCAAACGCCTTTAACAAGTCCTCAACTGCATGAACTTCCTTCACAGGATTACTTGTTGCGAAAGCTCGAGCTGTCATGTTCACCTTGATACTGCTGATTCCAGACCCTGCTTCCCTCTTCTGATGCTCCAACAAGTCATTCATCATAGCAACACTCTCCTCCCTATCACTCCCTTCCTTCGTTGTCTTTGTCCTGACAATGCAGCGCAGGAACTCATCCAAGAAAGCAAACCTGTTGCTCTCAGCAAGATATCCAAGCTTTGCAGGGCTGTGCCTAAAGCTCGGAATGAGATTCTTTAACGTGCTACTGCTTCCTGAGAACAGGAATCGAGCTTCCTTCGACCTAGCCCATAGCCTGTTCAGAAGCGTCGACTTCCCACTCCCAGGATCTCCAATCATAAGAATGTGCATTGGGTACTCGTTCTCCAAGCCATACTTTGCGTGAAGAAGCCACCCCCAGACAAGCCATTTAAACCAGACAGGATGCTTTTGGATGACCATCTTGCCTGTTTTCTTGTGCTTGATAGTGAAAGGCAACTCAAAAAGGTTACGCTTATTAATATTGAGAAATGCAAGTCTGGCCTTGAACTCTCCATGATCCTTGTACTTAATAATCCTGTTCTTCACACTCTGAGCGAAGATGTAAGGTAGCTTTGTCGGAAGCCTGCTGCTCTCAGTGAGGATCTTATAATCATCAACCTGAGTCACCACCCCAGTAACTATGTAATCCCCGATAGTCAAGTCATCCTTTGTCAACAAGATGAAGTCCTGGTTGTGCTCACTGATGAACCTGTACACCCTGAACGGAACTTCAATCTCCTTTATCTTCACATACTCCTTCAGGCTGACCTTCTCACCGAACAAAGCTATTTTTTTGATGAACGGATCTCCTGTTTCTTTGTCAACCTTCTTGCTTTCAACAAGTGTCGCAACAGGAATTTTTTGTGGATGCTCGAACACTTCCGCAACAATCTTCCCGTAAAGAGTTTTCTCCCTGCTGATATAGAACTTAATAAGCCCTGTTTTTTCATAGACACCGTTGGTGAGGCGCTTGAGCTGTTCGTAGTTGAATCCAAGATGGATTCCAACGATGCCTTCGGTATTATAACCGACCCTGCTGTACTTGGCAATCCATTCTTGTTCAACTTGATCTTCCGCTTCTTGATAAAGACTGATTTGCTTTGTTTCCTTGTGCCTCTCGATTTCTTCATCGAGGAATCTGAGATCCTCATTTTCCACCCCCTCACTCATCAAATAAGTCTTGATACGAGTGAGAATATCCAAGAATTCTTGTTTGTTCTTCGCATTAATGTCTTCAGGAATACTACTGCACATGAGAGCAAGCTCTGATTCTATCCTCCTCCACATAGCATAGCCCCCAAAGCTGTTCTTCAGGAGTTCCATGATGATAGCCTTTTGGCTGGAGGATTTAATTTCCATCTTCGAGAACCTCTATCTCGCAGTTGCTTCCATGAAACCGCTTGATCTTCCTTGTCTTTTTATCTCTGAACACCACGAATCCGTCTTCTAATTCGTAGCCGTCAACAGTGAAGGTTAGAATTTGGCCTTGAAGCGCCTTTACACTGATTTTGCATCTCGTTCTCACTCTCATTTTTCGTAATTTTCCACAAAATTTTTTTTTTGCGGAAATCTTATTGTATATACTTTGTTATTTAATTATTTCGGTGATTGAACATCCATTTCGCAACATCCCACACCCATACGAGTGGCAGGATTAAAAAGCAGATGGCTGTTAATATTATGATACTAAGTGCCCATCCCCAAGTTCGCTCTCGCAATACACACCTCCGCATTCAGGGCATTCAAACTCAACAACACTATCATTGATGACTTCTATGAGCAAGCACCCGCAGCCAGGACAAAAAAAATCATCTATCATCAGCAGCAAAAGCAGCCAAGCCGCTTCCATCGTATTTTTTCTCCTCTGTGTAATCCCAGTCAAACCTCAGTCGCTCATCCTCAGAGATCTTAAAGTACGCATTAACCCTGAACTTGATGTTGTTCTCATTGCAGAAAGCAAGAAGAGCCTCCATCCTCTTATTTAATTCTTCTTTCATGTTCATAAAAATGTGCTGAGGATACCCATAACTTTAGTTATGGGAGGAATCAGCACTCACCTCTTGAATCTTAGTTTTGAATACTCTAATAAAATCACGATTTCTTAGAGATTTCTCTTCCCTTGTGTTGTCAGTATCTTCCCCATCAAAAAGAAATGTTTCCATCTCTTTCAATGCTTTTTCCATTATATTAAAAGCAGATTTAAAACCAGTCCATACGCAACCAGCTTCAAGTTTATATTTACTAGTTCCTACTCCTTGCATCTCTAAATAATCAGTTTCTTCCTTATGGTGTTTTCTAAAAAGTTCTTTTAGTTGTTCTTTATCCATCTTCTTTTCCTCCTTTAAAAGCCCCCATCTTTAGATGGTGGGATTGTGTTACTTCACCTCTTGTTTGCAATAAGGACAATACTGTGTCCAATGCGCTTTCTTAAGCCCCTTTAATATAAGGACTTCAAAGCCGCAGCTTGGACACAGCCTCTTGTACTCATCCTGCAACAGTAATGCAGTACCCGCTTGGGTAACAGTAGCCTCCTTCAATTTCAACCCTCTTTTGTGTTCTTTCCGCTTTTATAATCGCTGCTCCTTTAGGATCTCCTCCTGCTTCAATCAAGTCCATACGCTCATGTGCAGCTTCCAACTCTGCCTTTGTAGCAAAGATTGCCATGAGGTACTCCATGAAATGATCGTAATAGTCAAATAAGAATTCTGTGCCGATAAGCCACTTGCTGATTTTTTCATCAGTGTAAGTGCTTCCTCCCCCTCCTGAGCTGACGTCAATTACTGGTGGGTCAACTGGGGGTGGTGGGATAGGACACCTTCCTCCGTTAATTGGCTCGGGTGCTTGTTCGTATTCGCTTCTCGCTTCAACCGAGATGGCAAAGCTCAAAACCATGCAGAGAACCCCGATGATCACTGCAATCAGCCATACTTTCTGTTGATATGTCATTCAAATTACCTCCAATTACTGTTTGAGAGTGGGCCCGACAAGCCTTTAACGACGATCTAGCAGAGGTAAAGCCCTCAACAGGGAACCACCCCTGAAAAGGTGAAACCTCAGTGCCTACTTCATCGTCGGGTTTATGGCTGAAACCCTGTCTTCCGCCAAGATAGAACAGGGGAAAGCTGAGGTGGGCTTGTCGATTTGCCCCTCAACCTAATCCCTGCGCATCTAACTATAAAAAGTTTGTTATACAACAAGCTGTGCCTGAGCATACGCTCTAACTGCCTTTGCATTGTCAATCTTGGCTTGGAACTCTTTTGGCTTTGAGTAGTCCCCATAGATCTTCACAGCTCCTCCCTTGCTTGGAGTGCCTATCTCCAAAGAATCAGGGTTGTCATTGTGATGAAGATGGGTGTGCTTTTGTTCTTCCATGCTTAATCACCTCCTGAGTTGACTATGCGAGAGATCCTTTCTCGAATGTTGATCTGGCTCTTGGCTCTGACTCCGAGCTTCTTCCAGGCATAGATCTCTTTCAAAACCCCTTCGATCAGGGCTTTTTCCGCCTTTAATCTTTCCTTAAAGGCGACGAGTTCCTGTGCCTTTTGTTCCTTTGCCTCTTTCCTCTGCCTTCTGGCTTCATCTCTCATGCGCTGAAGTTCAGCTTCTTTTTCCTTTATCTCATCTGGTGTTACCATCGTTTATTCCCTCCTCAGATTTTTTCATTCCAGAGAGTCATCCCTCTGCGTTTCCTTTTTTCGTATTGCTCGAGGTCTTTGCGGTCAAGTTCTGTTTGTTCAAACAGGGTGATTCCTCGAGCCATTCCTATGAATGAGAGTTGGAGCAGTCTGAATTGTCGGATTGCTTGGTTTCTGCTTTGATCGAGGAATTTGCAATCTTCTTGCAGTTGTAGGATTTTTTCGTTCCTCTCTTTGTTCACATCAATTGTTGATGGTTCTTTAACTTCTTTTTTTTCAGTCATTATGTTCTCCCTCCAATTCTTGTTGAATAACTAAGTGGTTGTGCCAATGATCTTTGTTCACGCTGAGTTTTCCTTTAGGAAGATGATATTTGAGCCTTAACAATTCGATGACTTCTTCCATCGGAATACTTATTATTTCTTTTCTGATTAAAGGCACGATTACACCTCTGTATGCGGACAGTAACTCGTTAAGCGAGTGTGCTGTTCAAACTTGTCCTTCAGCTTTGACAACTCTTTTTCCATGCTTCGGACATCCAATATGAGCTGATTCAACATTTGCTCATTACTAACCACACGCTTAATAAGCTCATCGATCCTGCGATTAGTAGCTACGAAAGCAACCTCAAGATTGCTTTCTGGCTTGTGCGATTTTTTTGAACTCATCGGCAACCTCCCCCCTCAATACTTCTCTAATTTTTCCGAGCTTCTGTTTGAGATCTGCCTCGTTCTCGTACTCAATCGGCTCATCCACGATTCCAACAGTGACTTTATCGTAGTTTTGGCTCAGTGCGATTTCAACATTGAATTTGCTCGTTTTCATAAGATTAGAAAAGAGGGCTTCCTTTATATACCTTCAGCCAAAGGTATTCACAAAAACATGAATCAGAAAAAGAATAAGGGGTGTGACCCCCCAAACCCCACCGATTCCATCAGGGGGTGTCCTTCAGAAATATCGATGGGTAAACAGAGATCACACCTTTCCTTCATTTAGAGCTTCAAGTTCATTAATCTTTCGTTCCAAGACTTTGAGCTTCATGTCAAACTCTATGTGCTTGTTCCAATGATACCTCATCCTCTCTTTGTACTGCAACCTCTTGCGAAGCAGAGCCACAATCTCTTTCTTTCTACTTCCATACTTGTGTTTGACATAAACCATCATTCATCAAAATCATGGCACTCCAAAAAATTATTGTACTGTTCTTCAACGAACTCCTCAAAGTTGTCATAATCATCTTCGTACTCATCATTCTCCCATGCTTCTTTGAGTTCATCCTCAACAGTTTGGTCGCCATAATTCCCTCTGCTCTCAAGCCATTGTTCCATGCTTGGCTTAACCTCAATTCGGTACAGGTCAACCTCATGTTTATCAAGCCAACTGTACTTATTGCACAGAGCATTAAGCTCTCTTTGAATCCTCGTAGCAACAAGATTAAACTCCTTCTTCTTCAAAGTGAGAAGCTTTCGAGCTTCAGCTCTGAAATCACCATGCTGATAGTACCGACTTGGGCTTCCATCAACTTGGTACTTCAACAAAGCAAGTTGTTCCAAGAGCCGAACATACCTCTCACCAGCTCTTTCTTCTTCAGGAGTTGCTCTACGCTGAAGCTCAATGCGATTGAATATTTCCATTCTGATGTCACGAACACCAAGATTTTCTTTGATGTACTTCTCCGCTTCGCTTCCGATCTCCACCTTCAAGTCCTCAAAGAACACATTGACCTTCCGAAAACTTAGAAGGTCTATGCGATTCGCCCTTAACCGAAGTCCATGTGTTGCATGAAATTGTGGTTTGCTACACCAATCTTGAAGCTCATCCAAGAAACTGAACAAGCTCTTTCCCCCCACATCAGAATAATTGTAACCCCAATAATTATATTTGCTGAAAGGAAGGTTGGTGTCAACCTCTAATTTCTTTTCTTCTGATTCGAGGTCTTTACTCACCCTCAATCTCATCCTGACAAAATAAAAAGTTTCTCTGTGCTTGAACCCATAACTGACTAAGTTCTTTCCTCTCTGTTCTTCGTCAATTCGTGTACCATGCACAGGGTCAAACCTTGCTTTCTCATCCAATCTATCAGTTGAATCCATCTTCAACAACCTCCAACAGCTCTACTTTGTGCAGAGCTGTCTTTTTGTGTCCGAACTCAGTAAAAAAAAGGTATTCAGCATGACAGAGATCATCCTCGTCAATGCTTGTTTGGTCAATCAGCTCGTCACCCATGAACAAGCCGAATATGAATCCTTCCATCATTCACACCATTTCGATTTTGACCCCGAACCTACTCTCAAGAGCATTGAGGTTATCATCCTTCTTGAGCATGGCTTCTGCTTCAGCCATCTCCTTCTTGGTCATCTTCGGTTGCTTCTCAACAAAGTAGTTGCCGAACTTTTCCCTGAAGATTTGCTCATTCTCCTCAACAGAGAGAGATCGGTCATATTCATGCTCAACATCCAAAAGGTCGAGGTTGTCCTTAAAGTGAGCCTTCGCCCAACCAACAAACTTCTTCGGTATCTTCTTGTTTTGCTTTGTCATTCTTAATCACCTTTGCCCAAGCTACTGATAACAATCACAGAGTTCTCTGTTTGTAAGAACATTTCAGGACTTTCTCCTTCTTTGCCTTTGCTAATGATGAGCTGTCCTTCTTTGCAAATCTCCTTTAAAACCTCGAAGATGTGCTTTGTATTGAAGGTTGCGTGACTTTCACCCTCATATCTGCTATTGGTCACAATCATCTTCACTAATCCCTGATCTCCGATGCTCACACTCTCATCAGTGCACTTTATACCCCATTTCTCTGCTAATTTGTTGTCAGCCATGAGGTTGTCGGCTGAATACTTCTTCACCCACTTCAGTAGTGGGAGATTGTTGAGTAAGCCCTTCAGCCAACTCATATCTTTCCCGTTTCCATTCGCTTTTGTTTTTTCCATTCTATTCTACCTCGCATACTACATTTTTTGTACACTTACAACATACACATTTATGTTGTGCTTTGAACCAATCAAAGCATGAAGTCGCCTGTGACATTCATTACACAGCACGACTAAATTCTCAGGATGATTATCTTCCCGATTCTTATTCTTGTGATGAACAACTAAACTCAAATCAGTATTGCAAAAATAACATTTGCTACGCCTATCAATGACTTTTCTGTATATTTGGTCGCTGTGGTTTAATGGAAGCCCTCTCTCAATGTTTTTTTTCCACCTAAAATATGTTCTTCTGCTCTGCTTGAACTCCTTACAGAATAACGCCACAGCGTGTTCTACGGGAACACAATCAGTAGTTTTTAAAAAATCCACAAACTCCACCCGTAAAGTGTCATAATTATTTTTCATGCACACCACCCGTGCCTTTTTTTCTTGTCACCCTGACACTCATCTCTTTCTTCACCCGAAAATAAGTCCTTCGGCTCATTCCCGTATGAAGCATGAAGTATCTGCATTGTTCCGCAACACCACCATCCTGTTGTAAGCTCTGCAAGAACACTTTTTTAAGCTCATCTTCCTCAACAGTAGCACAGAACAAACTCTCTGCTTTGTCCTTATCATACCGAACATAAGCAATCGCCTTCTTGAGAGTTCTGAAATTAAAGTCCTTCGTGGCTTCTGAAGTGTTCTCTCGCAACACCTTCATCACCCCATCCTTCTCAACCCGTGACAAGTCAGGGTTATTATTGATGAAGGATTCGCAAATCCTCATCTTTTCAGGATAAGTGAACGTCATCTCATAAGGAATAGTTCGGCTTATCATGGCTCTCGTTCCACTATCCTGACTATTAGGTATCTTATTGCACAAAATAATAAGCTTCGCTTCCATGATAAAAGCAGAAGGCAAATCCTTCGCCTTATTGCTTGTGCTATTATACTGAACTATCCTTTTACCATCACTATCCCACAAAGCTCCTTTGAGTATGCTCATAGAAAGGTTGTTACTGAAGATACCCTCAACATCATCCAATATAATAAGCTTCTTGTTCCTGTGCTCATGCAAGAAAGCATACAATGAGAGAGGAGTTGTGTAACCATTACTATACTCCCAATCATCACTCTCAAGCTCACCCTTCGCCTGATTAATAGTGAGCACAGTCTTACCAATACCACCCTCACCATAAAAAATAAGACCATAATGCTCTTGAGTGGACAACAACACCTTAATGAGCTGTTTCGGAATGTCAAAAGCTTTGAGGTTGCTCTGCTTCGTCTTGCCTTCCTTCCACTCCTGAATCTTCTGCTCTGCTTCCTCTTGCTCTGCACTCTTCTTCTCTGTCACAATCTCGCCCTTAATACTGATGTGACTACTCGCTTCTATGAGTTGTTTCTTCAGAGCTTCCAAATCCTCACTCGCTTTTGATTGTGTTCCCATTTTTCAACTCCAAGAGTAAACCATCACAGTAGTAACTCCAATGCTTCTCACACAAACCCACCCCTTTAAGGGAGAGAGCAGAAATTTGTCGGCATCGTTTAGCGTCGCACATAACGATACCCCCTCGTTCCCTTAAGACCTTTAGTAAAACCCACCTTCTCCAAAGCCCTCTCTTTTGTGCATGACTTACAAGCCCGAAGATACAGAATCTTCTCACTCTCGAATATGTCGGCTCTGCCCTGTGGGAGCAAAACGCACAGTTTACCACTCCAAAAAGGCTTTGCACTCGTATTCTCTCCGCAATAATCACATGGATGCGTCGCCATTATTCTCACCTCGTATTAATTTCATAAAATAATCAGTAAAGGCTTTATCCCGCTTAAGATACACTTCGAGAGGAATCTCGCCCTTTAACACCCCGTCAATCATCCCGATGTTGTCCTTTATCGGGTCAACATAACCCTTCAAGACAGTATCGAGCTGTGACCTACGCCACACACAGAAGCTAAAAGCTCCTGTGCCTTAGCAACCACTTCAGCGTGTGGGATTCTTTGCGTTTTGTCAGGCTGAAGCTCGTTTAATAACTTGCCTGTGGTCATGCTCCAATCATTAACCGAAACGTACCCATTCACAGCAACAAGAGTTTTATAAGAAAAATAAAGGTTTACCTCTTGCCATCCCGTTGATATGGTCACACAGTTTTTATTTACTGTTCCCATGTTCCACAAAGAGATTTTAACCTTCTCTTGTGGCTTTTGTTGTTCCGTTTGCTTTTGCTCGGTTTCTTCCATTTTATAGACCTCCATCATTTATAAATGACCATGAAAGCGGTTTAAAGTTGTCACCCGCCGATGGTGTGATACGAAAAGGGGAAAAGATGAACCAAAACACCCAAACCCCAAAAACACACACACCACCGACGAGAAACAACCGACACCACCAACAAGTGAATAAGACAAAAATAAACGGCAATATACACTTATGATATGTTTATCTTTTGAATCTATGATGTATGATTGTGTTCTGATTCCGTTGATTTTTGCGGTTGTCATTGTGTTGTGACAATAAAAAAAATAAGGGGTCTTATCTGACCCCTACCTCTGCTTGTAATCTTATGAGCTTTGGAAGGTCTACTCCCTCTGCTATCCTGTTTTTAGCGTGTTGCACTACTTCGAGCATCCATTTAAGCTCGTGTTCTATGCTCTGCATCCTGTGCTCTATGCTCATGGTTGTTTCTGAAGATTTGACATAACCCCATAAGGGAAAAGTCACATCCTCGTATTTTGCTATTACCCATAACCATGACGTGTCTTTGACGAAATGGTTATACTCCTCTTGTG